CATCACCAGTCAAGGCGCTCATAAGCATTCCGCGTTCTTCTAGTTCCCCATCACCCTCATCAGCTGCACTCTTCTTTCTGGCGGCTCTTGCCTTCTTTTCAAGCATAGCGTTGTAAGCATCATCAGCTTCTTTCTCAGCTTCAAACTCGGCAGTCTTGATAGCCAACTGAGACTTCTTAGCCTCAATATAGGAGTCTTGAACGTTAGCATTAGGAGAGAGCATAGACTGCTCTGTCTCAATAGCCTCTTGAGGTATGTCTAACTCAATATCCTCAGGAGCAATATCTATACCTTCATCAGCCATAGGTGGAGTAGACGCTACTGCTTTCTCTACGGTTAATTCTATTGGAGCTGTGTCTATTTCACTTGGGTCAATGTCGAATGATGGTAATGCTTCCATAGTTACTCCGCCAATTTATATTTGCCGTTAGGCTGTTTAATATAGTACTTACCATCTCTCTTGTTTAAAACCTTCTGGCCTACCTTAGCATCTTTATTAACCACGTGCTTAGCTTTGTACGTGCTCATAATCTCATCAGCTTGCTTAACATAAGTATGTTGCTTATTACGTGAAGCTATATCTCTAGTGTTGTTATATCCAGTTACTAATGAGTTAGTATAGGTTTGTAACAAGCCTGACTTAATAGCCTCTTGTGCACCATTAGGCCCATCTATAATATCAACAAGGCGTGTATAGTCTTTATTAGAAGTTTGACTACCTTGTAGAGCTTTAAGCTGCTGCATAATAACAAACTTAATTCTAGCATCTACCTCAGCTTGAGTACGCTTGGCATCACCTGGGTATGTTCTAACACCTAACGCTTGAGCTGCATCATCTAAATAGCCGGCATCCATAACACCGTTTTTATAGTACTTCTTAGCCAACTTATTCAAGTCTACTAGATTACCTACTGCATGAGCTTGTGCAGGTAATGAGGATGCTTCTTTTTGCTGAACCTCTAAGACCTTTTTAGGTGTACCTTTATCATGTATCATTTGCTCTTTAAGTTTCTGCTCCATAACACCTATCTCTTTAGCTCTTTCAGGAGTAAGCTTACCAAGCTCGTCGATGCCCAGTGTTTGCTCCATAGCACCAACAGTGGCTTTATCCCCAAGGCTATTCTTGTACTCTAATGTTTTCATCCCAGTAGTTTCTGGGTCTGCTAGTTTAGCCATTTGTTGCTTAGCCGCAGCTTTCTGTTCAGCAGTAGAGGTAGAACTATCAATCACCTTTTGAAGTCCGTTGATACGCTTGACTAAGGTATCATCAGCTCCTGCGCCCCCTACAGCTTTGCCAGCTCCCTTTAGGTCTTTATACGTGGCTTTGAATAGCTCATAGTATTCAGTAGAGTTTCTATCAATACTAGGGTCGATTAATGAGTCAGCTTGCTCTTGTATCAACTCTTCAGCTGACATACGAGTGGTAGCTGAAGTTCTAGGTATCGGGTCTACTGTTACCCCTCCTAGTTGAGCCACTTTACGCATCAATGCCGAGCCTTCCTCTGGTGTAAATGAGCGTCCAATTGGCTCAGAGGCCTCTGCTGCTGGAGTTTCCTGAGTTGGCTCAGCTGCTTCTGCCGCTGGAGCTTCTTGAACATCTCCTGCAGCCTCTAAAGACTCCTTATTGCCACTGACGGCAGCCTTACCTCCACCATAGGTATAGTCTATCTGTTGCTTAATAGCTAACGAGTCTTCAGGCTTCATAGTGGTGCTATTTAGACCTAGAGCAGCCATAGCTGACACTAAGTCAATTAGTTTACCATCTTTTCCTACAATCTGAAATCCTGAGTTGGCTACACGCTCTATATCCTCTCGCTCGGCAGGCATTCCAGCACTACTTAACAGTGACTGCAGCTGGCGATAGTGGCTAGCGTTGTTTACCGATGGGAGCGCGATAGGCTTATCCCCAGATAAAGAACGATATACGCCATTGCCTTTTAATTCATTATTAATAGCTTCTACTGTCCCAGGTACTTGGGCTTCTGGAGCTTTAGCTATGGATATGGCGGCACGTTGAACGTCCTTGCCTTCTGTTCGCGCCATAAAAGCCTTGTATTCTTTTAGCTCCTTCTGAATTTCGGCATTGTATGTCTCTAGGTTTTGGCCCTTGATAGTTTGCTCGCTCATTTTTAGCTTATCTGATTGAAGCTTGAGCTTTCGGTCCTCAGCCTCACGTTGTAAGCGTAGAGCTCTATCCTCTCTGCTATCTCTCTGCTCAGAAGCTTTATCATAGCCTTCATTATACCCTTTGAAGCCTTCAGCAATCGCACCTAATCCAATCATAACTTATTCCTTTGGTACACCCAGAGTAGGACTCTGTGGCCCCATCTGAGTATTAGTATTTTTACTGCCTTGACTAGGCATATTCTGTGAGTTACCAGTAGAGCCACCCATAGCAGCTCCCATAATAGCTTGTAGGTCTCCGCCCACTTGGGCAAGTCTAGGGTCTATTCTACCTTGTTCTACACCTAGAGCCGTTTCCATTAGTAATCTAGCTATTTCAACCGAATGCTTAGTACCAAACTCACTTACTTGCATAGCTAATGCTCGTAGGTATGCACCTGGATTGGTCTGTATTAATATCTGCCCTGCAGGTCCGTTAATGAACGTCTCAAGAAGTAACTGGTTACGTTCTGCTGAGTTCTGAGCTCTTGAAGCCTGGACCTTGATTTTAACGTCTGCAAATTCTAATGAGCTATCAGGCGTATTTAACGGCTCTACTAAGATATTACCATACTTGTCCTCTACTGGCTCGCCAGTCTCAGGGTCTATTTGCTCTTCCATAACTGGCTCTTCTATAATCTCACCATTAGGGCCTTCTTTAGGCATCATAATAGGCACGTTTACTTCAGAGTAGTGTTGTACATTAAGGGTATCAGATACATTGAATATCTGTTGCGCTCTATAGTATTGCTTAATAAGACCTACGATATCTGTACCAATCATCTTGTACATAAAGCTAATTCTATCTACTACCATAGTTAACTGTGAAGCTGTAGACGCCTGGTTTAACTGCACCTTACGTCCACTATCACTAGCAAATGTATTACCAAGGAATGAGTCATTAATACCTAGTACCATCTTAATACGATTAAGCGCTTGGTCGATGATAGAGTATTGTGCCATTACATCACGACTCATATCTTCCACCCTAATCCCAGCTAAATTAGATACTGGTATAACAGCATTGATGCGATTGAATAGCTCTTTGAACTCTTCAAGGTTATCTACCGCATTGTCCTCTACAAAAGCCTTAGAGGTATTTACTAAGATTTGTATTTGTAGTAAAGCTTGATTAATAGCTTTTTGCGTTTCTGTAATATCTCTGAATGGCCCGTAGTACTCAGCAATATCACTACTGCTTAGCTTGATTACGCGATAAGGAAACCTTACGCTCTTAAATGTAATCTCTTTACGCTCAAGCTCTACTTCATCACTCCAAATAACAGACCAAACCTTGCCTTCAAACTCTATAATAGTCTTTACTACTAGGTAGTTATTATACTGCTTATAAGTACCTTGGTCTCTACCTGATGTGAACTGTCGCTCATACTCAGCTTGCATATCGCCATCAAGATAGTTATGATACTCAGTTAGTTTGGCTGCTTTAGCTTTACCGAACGTAGCTATAACTTCTTCTTCAGGCATCCACTTGAAGTCGTGAATGTATCTAGCATCACTATAATCATCTAGCATACTTTGGGGGTCTAGTCGCACTTGCCAAGACGGTTTATGCGCTAGTCTAATCTCGAATATCTTGCGACCATACTTGTCTTTAGCCCCGGTGTCTACTACATCCTCGTGTATAACCATCAGGCCTGTCAATAGTCCATCAAGTTTAAGTCGTTTACTAAGAGCTTCAAAGTCGTTATCATCTAATACGTATTTAACTACGTCGTTGAGTAGCAATGCCGCCGCTGGAGAGGACATGTATCGTGGCTCTACAACTACTTCGTTTACTACTGTATCTAGGTAACCTATAATAGCGTTAGACAACATTTTGATTACGTTGAATGTCTCAGCAGGCTGGCCATTCTCAGCTATCTTAGCCAATTGAGCTGAGGTATACTGTCTATTGTTAAATAGGTCTACTACCTCTTGTCCCTCAAGGATACAAGGCTCATACTGCATGTTGCTAATCTTATAAGCATCCTTACAAGCCATAAGCAATGGAGATAGAGTATTAATAGGGCCGTTATTAATTTGTGCTAGGGCGGTTAAAGTAGCCATTAGAATATCATACCCATATCGCTAGAGTCGCTAGAGTCGCTAGAGCTACTTGAATTCATCATTCCTCCGGCATCAGCTGAGCCACTACCATCAGTAGTACTAGACTGAGTGTTACTAGAACTTGATGAGTTCCAATCTTCTGCGGCCTTACCGAAGGATTGACCTGCCCCAGAAGCAAAGGCTCCCGCGGCTTTTGAACTCTCAATAGCATGCCCAGTAAGCATATTACCCATAGCGATATTGGCATTCATTATACTCTCTGTACCCATGGTTGTATATTGAGCCTGGTTACCTAATGCACCAATCATAGCATTATTACCAGCTTGTCTAAGTGAATCTCCACGCTGTAGCCAGCCTTGTTGCATTTGTGCTACTTGTTCAGGAGCATTGAAGTCAATGGACGCATTGGTTGTAGCCATGCTAAACATGGCTTCTTTCTCTGCTTGAGCTCTCATACCACTAGTGGTTAAGCCTCTTTGAGCAAGCGTTTCGGTATACTGTCCCATTTGTTTATATAGATTATCTTGGTAGGCTGCTTTTTGCTCAGTTGAAAATTTCACTGGGTCTAACGAGTTATAATAGTCGCTTAAGTTTTGCTCGATACCACCAAATGCACTTTCCCACTGGTCTATCATAAACTGCGCGTTTTCTACTCCTAATTGTCCATAATAGTCCATAACATCAGCATAGTCTTGGGAAGCGGTAATATTTTGAGTTAGGTAGGTAGCCGCATCCTGTGAGTAGTTATTGGCTTGTTGCATAGATAGACCGGCCATATCACCTTGAATAATGCCACTAATAAAACCCATCCTAGCTCCTTTTTAGTTTGTACACAGTTAAAACGTGCTCTTGTCTCTTAGCCATTACGGCCTCGTGCGGACTATTTGCCTCAGCCACACACAGTATGTCGTGGTCAGGAAAGTCAATAAATGCCCTAGCATATAGATTGTGAAGCAATCTACCACCCCTATGTCTAGGTAGTATATATAGCTTAAACCCATTTAATGTCTTTGAATTAGGCCTAGTTATAGAGGTCTCATCAGTTACTATCATAAACCCTACGTTTTTAACCACATATATGTAGTGCTTAGGGTTAACAAAGCTACTGACTGTCTCATCTATATAGTCATTTAAATTTGAGGAAGCCCCGGCAGGGTCTAGCTCGGTAGTCATTAACTGCATCATGCAAGCTATCGGTATGATGTCTTGCGCAGTAGCTAACTCAATAGCCACGTGTCTCTTTGCGACCTAACGCTGAGCGAGCAGCTCTAGGTGATGTAACCTTACCAGAGTTTCCAGCAGCTGCTTTAGCTGTGTAAGCTGAGCCTCTTGGTTTGTTAGTGACCGCGGCATTATACTGTCCGCCCTGGTAAATTTTACTTTTACCCATATTATAGAATAAACCCATAATGTCCCCTTTTCTTTATTATACCCAATATTATCTTAAGTTCATCTTAAGATTTCTTATTACTTCATTAATCTTAAGAATAATTAATTGAGTAGTGGCGTCCTTTGGAAGTTCGGCCACCTTGTTGAACTCAATAATGGTATTGAGAAGGACCTCCAGGTCCTGCACTCGTCGGTCTAGCTCATCTATGGTCATACCAGCTCCCTTGGTTTACAGGTATATTGAATAGCTCTAATAACTCCCTCTCCCACAATGGAGAAACTTATCCCATAGCCCTTGTTGGCGCTGTTAGGTATCCCTATGATAATAAAACCGTCCTCAGAACTGTTGTCGTCAAATGAATGTTCTACGGTTAGGCCAAAACCATCTAAATACACCTTCACATTGAATGTACCGGTATAAACAATCCTAACCTTTTCGTACTCCTTAAGGGTTGCATAGGTAGAGTCTATATACACTGGAGAGTCATATATCATAGTCTTATAAGGTGTTACCGTACTCTCTAAGTCACTTAGCAAGTATGTAACGGGTAAGAAGTAGGACTCCTCTAACCTAGTAGAACAAACCGGGAAGGCTACTGTACTATTGTAGGTACCACATAAGAGTTTATTACTTACTATTCCTATATTACCTACCCCTATAACTTCTTGTAACGAGTATGAATAGTTGCGCCCGTGATTAAAGTCAATCACAACCAAGCCCTCTGAAAGCCCTCCACTAACTACCCCATTAGGGAACTGAGTAGTAGAGGGATATAAAGTAGTAGATGGGGTTAAGACCGGACCAAACGACATCATATAGGTCATATTCTTAACTAGTGCTCCGCGTGGGTACATTCCTTTAATGTCCTTGATCTTAGGTGATGTAAGGTCTGATATACTACTGCCGTTACTTATTACAAACGCGTCCCCACTTAACCATAGAACACTATCTTGGTAATGTGCAATAGAGAAGTGACTGTAACACCCTATGTTATTACTTAGCTCTTTCATATAGAAGTTAGCCGGGTCTGTCCCTCTAAGTATATTAGTAGTATGACTGGTAAAAACTAGTAGCCCCGATTGACTAGAGGCTAAACCTGTGATGGTAGCCGTTACTTCAAACCAGTCGTCAGTATACCAGGAGTCCGGGTTACCTAGTGAGGCATAATACACCTTGTTCCCTACAGCTCCATATAGTCTACCGTTAAGTTCAACAAGAAAACTGAGCCCTAGCGGAGGAGGTGAGGTTCTAAGAGTTCTAAGGGCTCTACCATCTATAACGGTCTCATCTAGGTTATCAGTATAGGACAGTGAGGCAACTGGTACAGTGTCTACTAAAGTAAACCTTGATAGGTATCCGCCAACTCTATATATACGTTTGCTCTCTACTCCTACTGGTGGTACATTAGCTGGCAATGTTACGACCACTGAAGTCCCATTTACAGTAATAGTATTACTTAGTAGTGATGGAGCACTCTCTACTCCGGTATCGGCATCATAGTAAGTGTAACAATAGGTAAGCGTGCCATACAGTGACCCCGCGGCTCCGGCAGAAATAGTTGGAGTTGCGGTAGGCGTGGCAATACCAAGCGGTAACTCAGAGCCGTCGGTAAGTATTTTACCGGTTGAAGACCCATCGGACCAGTAGAGCTTGTTGTCCCATATTACATTACTACGAAGAGTGTCGTAACTGTAGATTAAACCGTTGTACTGCACAAAGTATCTACCATCAATAACTTTAAGCGGGTTCAACTCAGATACGCCTTCAAGTGAACCTTTGGAGATGTCTACGTTTGCTATGTAAGTACATTCATTAGCAGCTATTAAGTGAGGGTTAGCGACTGTGCTAATCCCACCTGTAAAGTCCATAATCTCAAAGTGTTGCATTATTCAGCCTTTATGATAAACATAATAGCGCTATTCTTACCTCTAGTCTCAGTAGATACCCTGGCTCCATTAACTCCAGAGGACTGCGTATTGACCGAACCAACTAGGCTAAAGATATACCCTGTGCCAGCTCCTCCTTCAGCCCCTCGCTCGGTGTGTGTATGCTCCTGAACTGCGTCCTCTTGGTAGCTACCGAATGTACGCCCGCTATCTAGACCTTTACCGTGGTCCCAGCCTCTTGGGAATACTCCGCGCATATCAGGAATAGCGAACGTAGTTACCCCGTCTCCAATACCCCAGTAGGTAGACAGTACAGCAAACAATGGATGAGTCCTTGGAAGTAACTGCCCATTACACTCTAAGTACGTAGCAGGAACATTAATACCTGCAAACATCTCAACTGTTCCTATAGGAGTGCCTACTATGGTGAAAGTAAGGTTATCGGCGGTTGTTGCATGGCCCGCTAAGGGGACTACAGTTGTACCGGTAAGTATATCATCTACAGCTATAGTAGCAGACTCTATACCTTCCTCTATATGATTAAGATTGATAGCGTCAATGGCGGGGGCCTGGTCGTCTATCCATAGTGTTTTAGTATACGTCATTCAATGTCCTTTATAACAGATTTTATACAATGATTACCCTTGCGCTGGTCAATCCAGCTCAACACCTTACACACTGCTACTCGCCACTTACAGCAACCATAGTCTTTCTCCAATAGGTTCTCACCCATCCGGTCTGACATAGTTTCCTTTTGGCCTCTGAATACCTTGCGGTTAAACCATATGTCAATGATGATGAGTCTTTCCCACATCACACACCGCCAAAAGCTAAGCTATAATTGTCTTTATCATCATCCTTAACCCAACCAAACTTATAACTCCCGATACTCAGTAGAAATAAGTTCTTATCAGTAGGACTCTTCTCGTATTGGAAGTAGCGGAAATTGTAAGCAGTATTACGTGCGTTCCATTGAGTAGTTGCTCCAAAGTGGAAGTTGCTTATGATGCTATCACCGAGGTCAAACGTATTGCCAAAAGCTTTACGTTCTGCACCTTTGAGTAACCATACCCAAAACCAACCCTCACTGCGTAGTCTAACTACATGACCAAAGTCAAAAGTATCATCATTACAATCATCATCATTCCAGCCCCATATCAGCCAATAGACTAGCTTGTACTCTAACCATGAGACTTTACGTTTCTTGATGTATCCGCCTTTGCTACCATGATATGGATTGATTGTGTAGAACTTCTCATACTCATTAACTCCACGCTCTAGCAGTCGTTGAAGATAGGCACCGTTTTGTAATACATAGTTGTACACAGTGTTTCTAGCATACTTGCGAAATGGTAGTGCTACGTATATCCATACCAATCCGAATACCTTACGGAAGAGTGTGAATAGTAGGATTAATGTGTATTCTAGGTATTTCATACTAATGCCAATACTTGCTCTACCGTAGTACACGCTTCTAACTGTTTTTGTTTAGCATGATACTGACCTAGCACTAGCGCATATCCTTGAGCATACCCATTCGCTTTAGCGATGATAGTAGTTACCAATAATGCTTTTGTCTCACCAGCAATGTTACGCCCAATGAGTAAATTATCGATGAGAGGAGTAATGGCATTGTTATCGGCAGTCCAAGCCCTAGCTTCAGTCTCTTGCTTCGTCCATGATGCCATCTCAGCACTGTCGGTGTTCCCGGCCAGGTCTCTAATAGCTGCTTGATATGCACCACTGTACTGTCCCTGCTTCACATTACGATACCATTCGAGAGGAATTGCTGTTCCATTGATTTTTACTAAGACTTCTGCTTTTTGAGCGTCTGTCATCGTAACACCGTCAATATCGAACGTACCGTTTTGCTCTATATAGTTCATACTCGTAAACGAGAAGCTAAATGGTGGTTTCACTGTTAGCATATCCGAGAAGATGCCTAGTTCACTTGTCTTTTGAAAAGCACCATTATTGCCAGGTGCGTACCATGTTAGAATATTTGTCATTTTGTTTTTCCTTTTGTTTTAATTTAGGTATACCCAAGCACCTTGAACACCGCTATACAGCGTAGCGATAGCTCCACCAGAGGTTCTAACCCCTGATGTAGCACCAATAGTTCCAGTAAATTTTGATACAGTATTAAAACTAACCCCAGTATAGTATGACCCTCCAAGCCATATAGAATATGTGGTAGGTGTAGTTGAAATACCATTTTTTGGTGATGTAAAGCCTATAGACTCCCCAGTTGCTAACCCACTAGAATTAGCAACTATCCATGCCCCATAAAAAGTGCTACCGTATGCGCCTACTGCTGACCTGTAATTTGAACCTGACGTGCTCAAACCATGATATCCACTCACACTATTATCATAAACCAAACTATCGCCACTCCATACACCGCTAAACAAACTCTGCGTCCAAACAGCCACCCCATTAGCTATTACTTGCGTAATATTAACCCCATTGACTCCAAGTGCATTTGCCACGTTTTCAGGAATAGTTACCCCATTGACAACTAGAGGCATTATGCGTTAGTCCCATCGTTTCGGATATAGAGAGTGCTACCAACAATTTTCATCTTTATAGTTCCGCCAGTAGTATCGGTGGCATACTCATCATGTTGGACTGATGTTTCTTGTAGTGCCATAGTACCGCCAGTAGTAGGTAATGCTATATCCACATTAGCAGTAGGATTACTTTGATT